AGACCCTATGGCGGTGCCGGGCGCACAGATGGGTGACGTACAGAAACCTCTTGAAGACAAGGACATCCGTGACTGGGCAAGGTGGTTTCTCACCCAATCTGGCGCGCAAGATAGGTTGCGTACCATCTTCATCGACATGCCGCTGTATGGCGATGCCTTCTGCGCCCCGCAGTGGGTAGAGGAGAAGAGGGTATATCACGCCTATGGCGAGGCTGGAGAAGTTGTATCGCAAGAGGTGCCAGGGTATGTAGGGGTGCGCTGGAACATCGCGAGTTGCACCGACGTGTTCTGGCCCACTGGCTACGATGAGTGGCAGCAGCTGCCCTGGTTCGCGTTGCGCCTCCGCTACAGCAAGAACGAACTGCACAAGTTCGTGGCGCAGGGCGCGTTTAAGCAGGAAGAGGTCGATCGGCTGAAGCCACGGATGCGGGAGGATAAGACTCGGCAGGTGCAGAAGAAAGCTGAACACCTCGCCGACGGCAGCAATGAGATTTACGAGTTGTACGAGATAAGGGGCATGTTCGAGCTTGCCAGCACTGACCCCACAGTGGCGCCAACCTACGAAGAGGTTGTGTTGACGTACAGTCTCGACAACGGCATCATGATGCGGGCGATCTACAACCCTTACTTCGGCAAGTCCCGCCACTTCGTCAAAATCCCTTACTTGGTGCAGCCGCACGAGATTGTCAGTGTGGGGGCAGCTGAGCAGTCTCTGCCCTTCCAGCGCGAGGCTACGACGGCGCACAACCAAGTCATCGACGCCGGTACTGCGGCCAATGCCGGCATCACCATCCTCAGCACGAACATTGATTTGAAGCCCAATGAGGAAATTCACCCGGGCAAAACTCTTTTCACTGATGGTGATCCTCAGCGCGATATCAACGTTGTTCATCTTGGCGAGGCCAGTCAGACGTTGGGGGCTGTGGAAGAAAAAGCCTTCTTCATGAATGAAAAGCGGACTGGCGTGTCGACATACAACATGGGCATGGAATCGCCAGTTGTCGGCAGCAGAGCCACAGCGACAGGCACGACTGCACTGATCAACGAGGGTAATCAGCGGTTTTGGGTCAGCATCGACGACATGCGCAAGGCGATCGAAGAACTCATGTATTTGACAATCCAGCTGGAGCAGCAGATGCGGCCAGAGGGGTTCTACTACATGAAGGGCAGGTACATCCAATTCCCGCCCGGCGATCCAAGAACAACTCTTGCCTTGCGCCTTGCCGTATCGTCGGAGACGATCAACCGCGATTTGGAAGTCCAGCAGATGCAGCTGTTGATGGCGGTGACAAACGACTACTACATGCGCCTGAACCAGGCGATGATGCTCGTTGCAAATCCGCAGTTCCCGCCGCAGGCCAAGATGATGGCCATCAACACGATGGAGGCCAGCAGCAAGCTGGTCCGCAAATTTGTGGAGCGCTTCGACATAGAGGATTTGGATGCAGTCGTGCCAAGCGTGCTGGCGACATTGCAGCAGATGTCGCAGATCATGATGCAGGCGCAACAGATGGGCGCCCCGAACGCAACCCCAGGTGCGATTGCACCACAGCAGCAAGGTGGAGCAGGTGGACAAGCCCCAATGGCAGGCCCTGCCCAACAGCCTCCGCCAGCAACTATACAGTGATATCGAGGCGGATCTAGAAAAGGCTATGGGCGAGTTGGCGGCAGAGAAAGACGTCAACAATATGCTTCGCAAGCAAGGCGAGGTTGCGTACTTGCGAAGCAAAAGCGCCAGTTTGAAAAGACTGGCAGTGGAAGACAAATAGGAGCCGAAATGGCCAGTTTAGCAACAGACAGCAATGGAATGGTCACCGAGGGCCGCTTCGCCGGCCGCCACATCGACGAAGTCATGCTCTACCTCGAAGGCCTTGAGGCAGCGGCTGTTAATAGCAACGCTGCTCCGCAGCAACAGCAAGCAGCACCGCCGCAACCGCCTGCACAGACGCCGAGACAGCCTGCGGCACAGCAGCTTGCGGATGACAACGCCAGCAGGACAGAGCAACTTCTGTTTAGTGTGGTGCAGCGTGCTGAACAGGATGACGAGCAGGCCTTTGCTGCCACAGTGACCGACTACAGCAAGTACAAGGAGGCGATCGACAAGCTCAAGACGAACATGCCTCCGCAGACCAGAGCGAGTAAAGGCTTGCACAGGTCGCTGTACATACACGTGAAGTCGCAAGACCCCGCAGTGAGCAGCCGAGTGTTCGAAGCGGTGCCTGATGCGCCTGCCGGTGATGCGGCCCCTGGGAACGGCACACCACCTGCTGCCCAACCGCCTCAGGCACCACCTCGACCTCTCGGTGTTGCTCCGCCGATGGCAGCACCCACGCCAACCAGTCGCAGTGTCGTGCCGGCACAGACGACGCAGAGCAAATTGATCGCGACAGACAAGATCAAGGAGTTCTGTCGCAGCAACCGCCTCGATTTGAATCAGTACTTGCTGCGGTTGGAGGGTGAGGGTCGCACGCAGCAAGATCTCGACAGTGCGGGCCAGATGGGCAAACGCGACACAAGCAGTAACATTGCGGCCTATGGCCGTTCACGCGCGATGAGGAGAGAATAATGGCTGCAGGAACGTTGCGCGATGGTCGGCCTGACAGATTGTATGTGCCCGACAAAGACCCTGCCTACGAATACCGCTGGATGAACGCCACCGCAGGTCCACAGGGCGATCAGAACATCTACATGGCGCAGTGGGAGGGGTGGGAAGCAGCTCCCCTCGACCCGAGCAAAGTGCCCTCCGAAGTGCTTTCTGCGACAGCAACAGCAAGCAGTGCAGCGGCGGGCGCTAGCTATCGACGCGGCGACCTCGTTCTCTTCCGAATGAAGAAGGAACGATATGCGGAGTACGTGAAGCAGTTCGACGAAGCAAGGCAGCGGGGTGAAACCAGCCTCGACACAATGGTCCTGCAAGCGCAGGAAAACGCGGCGAAAGCGTTGAGGGACAGGGGGCAGAAACGCATCCCCGGTAACCTCGTATTTCGCGAGGATGTGGGCGATCCCACCTAGCCCAGCTTTGCTGGTTAACTAGCTGGTAAGCCCGCTTAGGAGTGGAAATGGCTACACAAGGGAAATTCCCCTTCACTGCCGTTCGCACTCTCTCTGGTTACTCAATCCCGCGACACAAGGGGACTGAGGGCGGTGCACAGTCGTTCAAGAAGGGCGCGCCGATTTTCTTCGACGCCTCTGGCCTTCTTGTTGTGACTGGTGCCGACCCTGCGCTCATCGCGGGCGTGAGTCAGAGGGATGCAAGTGGGGTGGCGGCGACCGAAGTGATCTTCGACATCGCGCACCCCGACACCCTGTTCCGAGGCTACGCCGATACGGGCGGCGCTGAGGGCACGGGTAACATCACCCAGTCCATCATCGGCAAGGGACAGGGTATCACTGCAAGCTCCGCTGGGGGCTTCTGGATGGTGGACCTCGCCAAGACCGGCGCCGCGGGCCGTGTCGTTGTGTGGGAGTTCTGGAGCGAACCGAATTTTGGCATTGGCGACGTGAAGGGCCATGTCATCTTCGCGTTCAAACTCGCCAACTGTCAGATGTTCGTGGGAACATAGCAGGAGAAGCAAATGGCAGCTACAACAGGTGGATTTGCCAACCTGCTCGCCCCAGGCCTCTTCGACGTGCTGTTCAATGAAATTGACGGCCAGCCCAATCAGTGGGTTGGCGTGTTCAATGTCTACGACAGCGAACGTCAGTACGAAGAGGAACTGAAGGTCGCAGGCCTTGGCGCGATGGTGTCCAAGCCGGAAGGCACCAACACGACGTTCGACGACCCGATCATGAGCGGAAAGGTCCGCTACACCCACGCCAGCTATGGCCTCGGGTTCAGGGTTACGCGGGAGATGTACGACGACGACCTCTACGACATCATGAACGAGATGGCGGCCGAACTGGGCCGTGCAGCGGCGTACAAGGTCGAGGTGGATGCGTGGAGCATTCTGAACAACGCCTTCACTGCCGGCTTCACCGGCATCGACGGACTCACTCTGGGCCACCTCAGCCATCCGCGGTTGGATGGCGGGACGCCGCTCGCAAACACCCCCAGCACGCAGGCTGACTTCAGCTTCACCGCGTATCAGGCTGCGCTGGATCACTTCAACACCCTCGTTGATGACAGGGGACGGCCGATCGTGATGACGCCGTCCTTGCTGGTCCTCGATCCCACCTTCCAGTGGGCGGCCAAAGAGGTGATCCAGTCCGAGTACAAGCCGTACACCGCGAACAACGAGATCAACCCGTTGAAGATGGACGGCGTCGAGTATCTCGCGGTGCGGTACCTCGCCAACACCCGCATGTGGGCACTGCTGGCACCTCCGAAGCAGCAGACCAAGGGCGGGCATGACATGAAGTTCTTCTGGCGCACGCGGCCGGAGACTTCCAACGCCGACGACTTCCTGAGTGGCGATGCGATGTTCAAGATCTTCGCCCGCTACAGCAAGGGCTTCGGCGAGTGGCGCGGCGTGTACGTCAGCAGCGGCGGCTAACACACTTCAGCTCAGCGGGGCCATCCAATGAGAGATGGCCCCTAATCCTCAAATTTGGTTGCTGGTTAGCTAGCTGGTAAGGTAGCTGGTCAGTGTAGTAGGAGACGAGCTATGCCCCCAAGCAAGATCCGCAGAGTACTACAGGGCTTTACACGGTTCAGCCGACCCACACGTGGCACCGACCCCGCCACGGGCCAGCAGAGGGTTGGCGGCAATCCCAGCGGTTTGGTGTTTCAAGACACGAATGGCAACGACTGGTACTACTGGCCAGGTACCGACGGCACTCTTCGCTTCACCGACGCCGCGACCGCCGAGGCACCTGGCTTCAACTTCAACACAGGCGGTACGCAGATCGGAGCGGGTATCGCTCTGACCAGTACTGCCACTCCAGGTGGGGGGAAGAAGATGGGCGAAACAGGACAAGAACCGGGCCACAGCACCACGCCAAAGGATCAACCGGCAAGGCCAGGCCACCCACAGGGTCAGCCGGGCGAAGCGCCGACCGGGCCGAAGGACATCAAGTCCGACGATCCGAACAAGCGGGAAGACCCGAGCAAGGATCGGAAGACCGAGGATCCGACCAAACCGGCGACGCCTTCACCGGTGCAGGAGAGGCCAGCAAGCGGTCCTGGCCAGACGACGAAGAAGTAAAAAGCTTCGCGGTGCCGGGCCGGCCAGCCTAGCACCACGTGCGGAGAGGGTGGAAGGCTTTGCCGGGGAATTAACCAGCAAAGCCAACCGCTCTACACTTTGATTCAGCACTGGCACGTCGGTTAATTAGCTGGAGAATAAGATGTCAGTCACCCAAACAGGCAGAGCGTTCACACTCAACGCGGTGAACGACGAAGTCACTGGTTTTATGAAACTCAACTCGCTGCGGTTGTCGGGGACTGGTCTGACGGTCGGCAACCGCGTGACTATCCGCGATGGCTTTGGCCATTTGGTCGTGGACCACTACATCGCCAACGTCAACGCGAGTGAGGAAAGTCTCATCGAGGGCTGGACAGGCAGGGGTTTGAAACTAACCGCAGCGCCGACCGGCACATGGACCGTCATCGGCAGGAAGTCATAACCATGAAAAGGGGTTGTGTATGAGTGCAGAAGTTGTCGCGCAAGTCAAGCAGGAACTACTCGCAGCGGGCCACAATTGCGATGGACCGTGTGGGGCGTTCAAGATTCTCAGCACGGCCGCCTGGCGCTTGCGCGCACACGGTTGGGGACTGATCTTCAGTACCGGCAACGGCTGCACGCCATACGAGGGCGCGGATCACTTCCGCGTCGACACGATGATGCAGCGCAATGGCTCTGTCATCGACTGTCTCGGCATGGCCGAGAGCAATGAGGGGCTTGTCTACCCTCAGGTGTCGCACGACAGCTACAACATCCCGCAGTGGAATCCGACTGGCGCGCAAGATCCGGGCAATTGGCGCGAGCCATACGATCCGGGCTTGATCACTGAAGATGGCAATGGTGGCGAGAACCCCGATGTAGGGGTGCCTGACTCCGACGCCATTTTGATGGCGATCGCCGACAGCGAGGAGAGGGTCAAAGCCCACACCACAGTTGAGACAGAGAGGGTCTTGACGAAGCTGAACGACCTGCGCGACGAAGTTATTGCCTTCGCTGCGTTGGCGGAGGAGTTCCTCAAGAAACTCGCAGTGCTGCGTCGCGAGGGCCGGCCGGAAGAACCGCCGCCAGAAGCGTAGGGTGCAGGGGGTATTGGAATGATAGACAACAGGCAGACAAACAACCGCCACGGCACCGAGTGGTATGAGTGCGATCGTTGTGGCTTCCAGTACCCCCGCGCCAGCATGCTCAATCAGAATGGTCTCAATGTCTGTCGCGGTGACAACACCTGTAACTGTGCCGATAAGCCCGGCGCTGCAACCTTCGCGCGCGACCTCACTGTGCCGTACGAGGAGAGGCCCGAACCCCTCCCGTTTGAAGACATCGACCTCTAGAGGTTGCCATGCGTAGAGACTTCGCCGCTTGCGACGCTGAGCTTCGCTTGCGCCTTGCAAACCGTACCGATATTACGGAGGTGATGCGCAACAACTTCCTCAATGATGGGCTGTTGGACGTCGCGATCATGTTCCAACATCCGCAGTTGCAGGCCTTTCCTGTCGTGGAGACATTGTTGGCGGGGGAGGATGCAATAAACCCAAGCACGGCTGATATTTGGGTCCCAACACTGCTGCGCAACGAAACTGACGGCTACATCATCCGCCAGGATAGCCAGCAGCGGATCGAGCGTGCGCAGGTGAAGCCCGTTGCCCCTCCCTACACCTACTACTGGTACAACTCCCGCTTCCACTTCGAGTCCAGACCGCTCAGCGATAAGCAGATCAAAATTTGGTACAAGCGGAAGCCGGCGGACTGGAACGCCCTCACTTCTCCGCTTGATCAGTTGTTCGACCCGTGCATTATCATGCGGGCGGCGATGATCGGCTTCGAGACCGTGCGGGACTTCGACGAATCGGCGAAGGAAGAGAAGATGTTCGAACGCTATGTTGTTCAGAAGAAATTGCCTCTGGACAGCGTCAAACTCAACGATTACCGGCAGGGCTGGAAAGTCCGTCTAAAGTAGGGGTTATGGCACATACTCGCGCTTGGGATGAGACAAAGCCAGCTAACACCGACCTTGCAAGCAGTCTCGGTGTGCAGGGCCGCAATGTCAAGGTTGATGTGCGCGAGCGCATGGCCTTGCAGCACGTCTGGAATGTTGATGCGACTAAGGACGGGATGCACAAGAACATCCTGTTCGACCCTGCCAGCGTCACCGCGAATATGACGATGCTGGAGATGCAGGGGTACAACGTCAGCGGCGCGAATGCGCAGCATGGCTTTTACATCGCCGGTACGTGGAATACAACCGGTCTGCCGCATTTGATCAGTGGGAACATCCAGGTCAGCTCGGCGCATCCGAGCAGCAGGTTGATCTCGCTGGCAAGGGATGGTGTCGAGAAGTTCGGCGTTGACATCAACGGCAACACTGTCCTTACCGGTAATTTGAACGTGACGGGTAGTATCGCGGCAGGTTCATCACCGTTGCAGAGGACGGGCGAGATTGTGATGACTGCTGCACATCAGCCCGCTAACACCGTCTACTGCGACGGTTCCGCCATCTCGCGAGCAACATACGCCGGGCTGTTTGCAGTGATTGGTGCGTCGTATGGGGCAGGTGATGGCAGCACCACTTTCAACGTGCCAGACATGCGCGGCAGGATGCCTCTTGCCCACGGGCAAGGTAGCGGCCTCACTTTGCGGACTGTTACGCAGCAAGGTGGTGCAGAAGCTGTCATCCTAACAGAGCCGCAGTTGGCTGTGCACGATCACCACGTTGCTGACGGTGGGCATGACCACGCCTACGAGACACTGCAGCCGGGTGGCATTGGTTCGGACTTCCCAGCACCAGGAAGTGGTGTTGCAGGTGCGTATCGCACCTTGCGGACGGAGCGAGTAGCAACGGGCGTTGACTCCGAATCGAGGGGCGGTAACCAAGCGCACGAGAACATGCCCCCGTTCGTTGTTGTGTACTTCTGGATCTACACCTAGACAAATGGACGCACAAAGCCTCGTACAGAAGGAAAGGGTCATTTCGGTAAGGCCTGTGCAAGGCATGTGGACGTTCGACCCTGCACAGCACGTGCCTGATGGCGCGTCGCCTGACATGTACAACTTTCAGGTCTATAGCGGTGTGTTGCGCAAGCGACCGGGCTTCCGGCTTTACGGGAAGGTGCAGCCTGGCAGTCCGATCACTGGCGTGACGAGTGTGCAGGACACCAATGGCCAAACCTATTTGTACGCGACAACCGCGACGAATCTGTGGTGGTACAACCCTGCGACTGACAATTGGGAGATGATGTCGGGCCCTGCGTTGACTGGGACCAACGAGGATTTGTTCAGCTTTGAGACGAGCGAGAACTGCCTCGTGTTCTGCCAGGGCATCGACAACATCATGCGCCTCCCGTTGGGCACGACCACCTATGCCGAGCTGTCGCCAGAATCATTCCCAGCAAAGTATCTGTGCCGGTGGAATGGCCGGTTGTATGCAGGCCACACGTTGGAGATGACGCTGCGCTTGCCATATAGGCTGCGCTGGCCGGTCTTCAACGACCACACCAATTGGACAGGCCTTGGCAGTGGCTTTGTTGACCTGACTGACGAGCCCACCAGCATACGGCAGCTACGCAAGTTGCTGTCGACGATGGTGATATACAACGAGAAGAGCGTCTACTCGATGACGACGACTGGTGTAGCCACACCGCCGCATCAGATCGACCTTGTTGTCAAGAACCTTGGCCTTTACAGCCCCTTCAGTGTGTGGGAGTATAACATCCAGCATTTCCTGCTTGGCACGGACAACGGCCAGATATTCAACGGCATGCAAATGGTGCCGATGTTCACACCCATCCGCGACACGATGTACAATGAGTTGAATCCAATCTCGCAGTTCACCAACTTCGGCATTGTCTTGTACGAGAGCCAGGAGTATGTGTGTTTTGCGAGTGTGGATGAGTTCGCAGTTCCAAACAAGGCTTGGGCGTTCAACTTCACAAGGGGCATTGTGTACCCGTGGACCTTTGTGAAAGGCCACAAGTGCGCGTGCATGCACAAGCTCGACAGCCAGTCGCCGATGATCCAGGATTTGATCGGGACGATTGAAGAACAGACATACCCCATCATGTCGTCCTTCTTGCTGGAGACCTACCCCGCTATGATGACCGGCCATGAGAATGGCAACATCTACCGGTGGGGGCTCGCTTTCCCCAATGATGATGGCGCGCCAATCACCTCGCGTTGGACTTCGCGTGACTTCGTTGCGAGGGACATCGATCCCATCCTCGATAATAGAATGGTGACACTGCGAGGGGTTGGGATTAAGTACCTCGACCAAGGCACGCCATTCACACTCGACTTCTACTACAGCACGAACTACGGCAGTGCGTGGCAAGGGCCCTACACCATGGTTCTGGGCGGATTGGCTGCTTGGGTCATGGACGACGCCTTCCTCAGCCAGCAGATAACGGGGAAGAGGGTGCGGTTCAAGTTCGAGCATACAAGCGCGACAGAACGGCCGGTCATCATCGAGTTGTCACCCGTCCTCGAGACGCGCGGGCAGATGATTCAGTAGGAGAGTGTGATGGGATTGATTGCTTTCGTCCTCGTGTTGGCGGTGGTCGGCGTGATATTGTACATGATCGAGACATACATCCCAATGGCCGAGCCGATCAAGCTCGTCATCAGGGTGGTCATCGTCATCGCGGTAGTCCTCTACTTCCTCAAGGTGATTGGCGTCGCCGACATTGCGATGCCGAGATTGTAGATGCCCGCACCGCTCAAACCTGGCCTTGTTTGTCCTGAGTGCGGGAACACCGTGCTGATGATATATCACGAGTGGAACATGCACCTTGATACGGCCCTGTTTGAGTATCACCACCACGCCGACGCCGAGCGCGATGCAAGAGGTGAGGCACCAAGGCCTTGCATTGTGAC